CCACGCAACACTTAAACTTATTCCGGGTGTTGATGTAATTAAGACGCCGACCCTGAATGAGGCGGCTCTTTCTTCAACCAACCTTGTCCGGTTTATGCCGGATCGAAACAACCTTGGCCTTGTTCAGAAACTGGGCGGTTGGGTCACGTATTTTAACACCGCCTATACTTCAACAATTCGGGCATTAAAAGGATGGGCGGACCTTAATGCGGTCAATCATTTGGCTGTGGGGGCGCAATCATCCCTTAACGTTTTGACGGGCAACAATAACGTTAATATTACTCCGCAGACATCCGTTACCAATACTTCCCCCAATTTTTCGACGGTTTCGGGATCGACAACTGTTACGGTTATTGATTCCAACATTACAGCATCAATTTTGGATTATGTGAACTACGTTACTCCGGTGGCGGTAGGCGGCGTTGTCCTTACGGGGTCTTATCTGCTTCAAACCGCGTCTGGTACGCAATACACAATTACCGCAGCATCTCCTGCCACATCCACGGTAACCAGTGGGGGCGCATCTTATACGTTTTCAACGGTAAGCGGTTCATCCATTGTAACTGCCGTATTAGCCAATCACGGGTATTCCGTAGGTTCGCAGTTTTATGTTGGTATTTCTACCACCGTAGGCGGGCTGGTACTTTTTGGTCTGTATGTTGTTGCATCAGTAGTAGACCCGAACACATTTACCTTTTCCGCCGCCAATAGTGCCACATCCACTGCTGGCCCAACATCTATTAATAGCGGCAATATCAATTCCAACTTTTACATTGCAATCGGCCCGCAACCCACGGGAACAGGTTTCGGTGTAGGCGGATATGGTACGGGCGGCTTTGGTCTTGGAACTACACAACCATCCGTACCCGGTACGGTTATTACGGCTACCGACTGGACATTGGATAATTTTGGTCAAAATCTTATCGCTTGCCCAACTGGCGGAGCAATTTATTTTTGGTCACCATCTGGGGCGCTTCAAAATGCACAAATCGTTGGCGGCCAAGCCCCTTTGGTCAACGACGGAATATTCGTAGCCATGCCACAGCGTCAGGTTGTCGCTTGGGGTTCGTCGTTTACCTTGCAACCTGATCCATTATTGATCCGCTGGTCTGATGTGGGTGATAGTTCCACATGGATAGGAACCGCCACCAATCAGGCGGGTTCTTACCGTATTCCGCAGGGTTCCAAAATTGTTACGTGCTTGCAGGGTCCGCAACAGGGCTTAATCTGGACTGACTTAGACCTTTGGTCCATGCAGTATATCGGTGCGCCATTGGTATACGGATTCAACAAAATCGGCTCCAACTGTGGCGCGATTAGCCGTAAATGCGTCGGCCAATTGGGAAATGTCATCTATTGGATGTCCCAAAAACAGTTCTTTGTTAATGCTGGCGACGGTCCAAAACCTCTTCCATGCCCTGTTTGGGACGTTATTTTCCAAAATTTAAAATCAGGTAATGATGGCAATGGCATCCCTTATACACAGCATATCCGTTGCGCCCCTAATTCACAGTTTAACGAAATCATGTGGTTCTACCCCTCCGCAAACGGAAACGGAGAAAATGATTCCTACGTTAAATACAATACGGTTCTCAACCAATGGGACTTTGGGTCTTTGGGTCGTTCTGCTTGGATTGATCAATCTGTGCTTGGCCCTCCCATTGGTGCTGGCACTGATAATTACCTCTATCAGCACGAAATAGGAAACGATGCGGCTGTCGGCAATACTACGACCGCTATGGCTTCCTCCATGCAAACGGGCTTCTTCAGCATTGCTGAAGGTGACCAAATCATGTTTGTGGACCAAATTTGGCCCGACATGAAATGGGGTACGTATTCCGGCAACCAAAACGCCACCGTGTACGTAACTTTGTACTGGACCAACTATCCGGGCGATGCGACGGTTACGACTGGATCATACTCAGGGTTCCCAAGCAATTCTGTATTTTCCGCCACGTTCCCAATGACACAGGCAACGGAATATATTTCCTGCCGCATCAGGGCGCGTTTGATTGCGGTTAATATTTCATCACAGGACGTAGGCACATTCTGGCGGCTTGGCGGCATACGCTACCGGGCAAGTGCGGATGGGAAATACTAATGACGAATAAATACTCCATATGCTTTGTTCGCAGCTTCTTTGTAAGCCTCATGCGCTTTTTCTGCGGATTCAAAAAGGCCCAAATAAATGCTTTTTCCGCCAATAGAAATGTGAGATTGCCATTTCTTCCCTTCCGCATGCCAAGAAACGCCTTTAAGTCCAGATTTGTTGAATTTATTATCGCCGCGATTCATACAATTTTGTTGATGCGTAACTTCGCGCAGATTTGCAATTCGGTTATCCGATCTAATGCCGTTTATATGATCAATATTCAACAAAGGCCAAGCGCCATAATGCATTGCCCATGCCATTCTATGGGCTGGCATTATAATTTTATTTACACTTATTTTAATGTACCCAAGACAAAAAGTTCCAGCAATTTGTCCCTCCTTAGTCCACTGAGTTGTATTTTTCCAAACAAAATCTCCCGTAAACGGGTTATAAAGCAATTTATCGTGAAGAATTTCTATTGGAATTTCTCTCATAGCAACGGCATACTTTATTTTTTGAACGGAGTCAAATATGGCGTCGCTTGATGATTTGCTTTCCGCCCAGAAAAACGGCGTTGTCGCACTTAACTCCATAGCAAACTACGACGGTTTGCGCACGGGATATTATGGTTCCAAAAATACCAAAGAAATAGCAGCCGCTACTACTCAGGTGATAAAGTCTTCATCCGGCTGGTTGGCGACAATCTCTGTCATAGCCGCTGGTTCAACGACTGGATACATTTATGATACCAATAATTCCGGTTCACTGACGGGTAACAGGATTTACGCTATCCCGTCTTCTTTGGGGATTGGTATCTACCAAATACAAATACCGTTCGCGACGGGGCTTACAATTGTGACGGGTACAGGGTCCATTGTTTCACTGACATATACGTAATGGGACTATTAAAAAACAGAAATTCAGTGTAATTCTATCAAATTACGGGAATAGGGCGATCCAATGCAAGACCACATTTCAAATGCAGACAAGATTGCAAGGGAAAAAGCCACTCCTTGCCATGTTGGACCTATTACAATGGCTGTTGGCGGTCGCACTGACCACATTCCTATGAATGTTCTGGAAGGCTCTTACGTACTTCCCGCTGACATTGTTTCCGGTTTGGGAGAAGGAAACACACTGGCAGGGTCAAAAATGATCAGCCAAATGTTTAATACCGGGCCTTTTGGCGTCAGTGAAAGAGCGCCACAATTTGCATCGTTGCCAAGACCCGCAATGCCATCGGACATGCAAAGCCTTAGTTCAACATTAAAATTAAATTCCCTTGGTTCACCCCAATCGACTCCCCATGCTGCGGATGGCGGCGCAATTATGTCTGGCAAATACCGCCCGGTTCCAATTGTAGCGGCTGGCGGGGAATATGTTATTCATCCGGATGTTGTCCGGAAATTGGGCAATGGAGACATGGAAAAAGGTCACAACTATCTTGACCATTTTGTCAAATATGTCCGGCAACATCTTATCAAAACCCTTAGCAAGCTACCCGGCCCACGGAGAGATTAATGGATTACCGCGTTCGCATTGCTGCCCCTGAAGATGAGGCCGACGTTCATGCATTTCTTAAAATGATGCATGAGGAAAACGGCATTTTTGAATGGGACGATGAAAAAACGCGGGAATTTATTGCAAGAGCCACCAGCCGCCGCTATGGCGTTATTGGTGTAATTGAAGGTGAAACTGGTTTGGAGGGCATGATTTGTCTTGTTCCCGACCAATTATGGTATTCTTCCGACTGGTTTCTGAATGAAGTATTCAACTTTGTTCACCCTGATTTCAGGCGGTCGACACGGGCAAAAGACCTAATTGCTTTTGCCAAAAACATTTCTGACGAAATGCAACTTCCGTTAATTTTGGGCGTGGTGTCCAATTATCGGACAGAAGCGAAGGTAAAACTTTATGAACGGCAGTTCCCGAAAGCGGGGGCGTTCTTCATGTACAACAATTCGATGACGAGGGTTCCAAATCATGGGTAATTTCTTAAACAGCCTGTTTGGCTCTTCCCAATCGTCGACGTATCAACCACCCGCAATTTTGCAAAATACCATCACGGATTTGTTGACCCGTGCGGGTACGCAATCGCAACAGCCATATCCGCAATATACGCCGGATACAGCGGCGCAATATTCACAATATAACCCCGGATTAGTCGCGCCCTTTACCCCTAATCAGGCTCAGGCGGGGCAGTCTATTGCGGGCTTGCAAGGTTATACGCAACCTAATTTCCAAGCGGCTACGGGCCTTGCGGCTGCTGCTACTAACCCTTTGCAAATGCAGCAATTTTCACAAAATTCAATCAACCAATACATGAACCCATATTTAAATAATGTGGTAGGTTCTGCGGTTGCGAATATCAATCAGACGAATGCCCAACAACAACAACAAGCGTTGGGCAGTGCGATTGGTCAAGGTGCGTATGGCGGTGACCGGGCTGGTATTGCTCAGGCTGAATTGGCTCGTCAACAAAACCTAGCCAATAACGCAACTATTTCTAATCTTCTTGGGCAAGGTTATAACCAAGCCCAGCAAATGTTCACGCAACAACAGGGCGTTGACCTTGCTACGCAATTGCAGAATCGCAACCTTATGTCTCAGGGTGCGCTTAACCTTGCCAACCTTGGGACACAAGGCCAGCAAGCTGCATTGCAACAGGCTCAGGCCCAATACGGCTATGGTTCGGCAGAACAACAACAGCAACAAGCTGGCTTGTCTACCGCCTATCAACAATATCTTAATCAGCAAATGTACCCTTACCAACAGCTTGGTTGGTATGCCCAGTTGGCTTCTGGAACGGCTCCGTCTCTTGGTGGCACGTCTACGATGTATAGCCCAACTATTTCAAATGCTGGCTTGCTTTCTGGCGGTCTTGGCACATTGGGCGCATTGGCTAATCCGGGTTCAACATCAAACAACCCATTTGCTACGGCATTATCGGGCCTTGGAAACTTTGTTTCCGGAGCAGGTTCTGCTGCTTCCAGTTTGTTCCCAGCGTTTAAAGACGGTGGACGCGCCGAATATGCTGATGCGGGTTCAGTTCCCGTCAGCCCTGTCACCCAAGCATATAATGATTATAATGATGCTGTGAACGCTGGCGCTCCATACGACGTTCTGCAACAACTATATCAGAAATATCAAAAATCTTTCCAAGGAGCAACGCCTCCTTGGCAGCCAACAACGCCAACTGCTGTAACTGCCCCAACTGCAACCACACCTCCCGCGCCGGGAGTTGCTGCTGCGGTAACTGGTGGGCATGGTGGTCAAGATCAAGGAGGAGTAACTGCCCGTAACGCTCAGTACTCTCCTGATTATACAAGCAGCAACGGCCCGGTAGGTGGCGGCGGCTATGGCCCTTATGATGCTGGCGGTGGCTCCGGAACTGCGTTTAATCCCGGCGGTCCATTGGGTGGATTAATAAGTGGAATTGCCGCTAAGTTGGAGGGGACAACAAACGTAAACAAAACGCCTTATGACCCGAATTATACGGGCGTTGTGTCTTCGATGGGTGAACCCCCAACCTATAGTGGGCTTGTTGATGGCTTAACGGCCAACACCCAAGACCAACGGCAAATTAATCAAATCACTGACCCGCTTGCTGGCGGCGCTGATCTTGCTGCCAGAAAAGATTATAATACGGATGCATCATCCGGCTTATTGGCAGCTATTGCCGCTCAAGAGTCTGGCGGGATCAAAAATCCTAATACGGCAGTTGGGGATGGCGGGGCAGCTTTGGGTCAATTCCAAATGCATAATCCAGCCGCACGTCAAGCTGCTACGGAACTTGGGTTAAATTATGATTCAAGTATGCGGGCTGATCCAAATGTTGCTCCTGCATTAGCACAACAATATTTATCAGATATGTTTAACTACACCGGAACAATTCCCGGTGCTATCGCGGCTTATAATATGGGGCCGGGTGCTTACAAGGCCGCTGTACAAGCTGGTCAAGACCCGACCCAAGGGGCATATACCCAAGGTGTATTAGGTACTGGTTTGGTTGATGTTAACAGAGGCATTATGCCTCCGGGTCCAGCACCTTTACCACCTGAACGTCCAGCAAGCATGGATGTTCAACAATCAAGCCCAGAAAGTCTTCCTTCTCAGGCTCCGGGGGCTGTTGAAGCTGGTCGCGGAGACAATTCGCAAAGCCGTGACACGTCTGGTGACCGCGCAAATATTTATAGCGCACCAATTGGTCCCGGACTTATATCACAAGGCGAAACGTTAAATGCTGCATCCCGCGACACTGAAGGCGGCGAAGGTGGTGAAGGCGGCGGTGGCAACAATGCCCGTGGCGGGTTAATTCGCGCCCACCATTATGCCACTGGCGGGTTTACACCTATTGCCATGCAATATGGCATGCCTTCTGAAAAAGATATTCAAACAAGAGCGCAAGACTTTGCAGGTGCTGGCGTTGGTTCTCTTAGCCCGCAGCTTCAGGCTTTGGCGGCGAAAGGCGTCCTTGGTTCTGCCAAAGGTGGCCGTATCCATGCGGCTGATGGGGCAGCAATTAGCCCAAATCTTTCGGGATTTGGCGGTGGAAGCACTACACCCGGAGCAGATGAGAATTACAATCTGGCTGGTGTAGATGATTCATCGGATGATTCTTATGCTTCTTGGGTAGCCAAAAAACTTGGTATTGGCCCTTGGAAAGGTGGGTTCTCTGTTCCTCAGATTAGCCCATCAGGTCTTCCTGCGTCTTACGAAGAACGCACTAAGGATCAAAATGTTTCAAAATCTGATCCTTCCAAAGCTGATGATTTTTCCGGGACGGTCCCACCTCGTTCCGACAGTCGTGGCGCAGTATTACCAATGACGCCTGAACAAATTGCCAAAATGGATAATCCGGGCGGTAACCCAATTATGAATCCAAATGAGGCATATTATTCACGTCGTAGCCCATTGACAGGCAAATTGTTGGCTCCTGTAGTTTCAAACTTGTCAAGAGTTGCGAATCCAAATGAGGCTTATGAATCTGAAAAAGATCAGAAACAGCAGCCTATTATTCCAGAAACAACCCAATCGGCAAAAACAGCACCGATTCAACCAAAAATTACGGATAGTTCAAATATTTTGGGGCTTCCCGCTGATACCGAAAATGCAACCGATAACTCACCTGTAAAAGAAGCAGATATGCCAGCAGTAAATGCTGCACCTGCTCAGTCAGCTTCGTTGCCTCCATATATCGCCCCGCCGCCACGCGATATTAACCAAATGAATACGCTTAACTTCTTTGCTCGTTTGATGGCTCCGGGTGCATTTACCTCCAACTTGGCAAATGCTGCTGATGCATATGCTAAGGGCATGGTCACGCAAAACGAACAAGAACGCGCTACAATGAAGGCACAGGCTGAAGCTGAACAGCAACGGGCGGCTGCATTCTCTGCACGTCAGACTGGTATGGCTACCGGAACGCGTCAAACTGACCTTGGTAATATTGTTTCGACAATAGATGAAAACGGACAAATTACGCAAAGAATGCTTCCGTTTTTAACAGAACCGGGCCAAACGTATTCAACGGCTAATGGCGGCAAATTTACCGTTCTTGGTAATGCAACTGGCCCATTAGGAGTGCCAACAACAACGGCTCCAATTCCTACTGGTAAACCCGGCTTTGAATCTTCGGATATGTCTGATGAATCCAACTATATTCAAAAGGTTGCCAGAGAAGATTTAATGAAAAATGGTCCTTATCCAACGCTTTCTGCTAATGCGAAAGAAGCATTTGAATCTCAGATTAAAGCGCAACGCCAAAAGGCCGCAGCGGCTCAGGATGCAAAATCTGACCTTTCCACGTTGTTCAGAGCAGCAGCCGACATGGGCGATTTGAAAGAAGGCGATTTCTCTGGTGGCGGTCCGTTGGCTCAGGAACGTCAACGTCTGGCAAATGCCGTGATGTCCACACTAAGCTATGCTGAGTTGAAAGATGATTTAAAGATAGACCCAACTCTTGCCATTACTGATCGGGATATTACAAGCGACCAATTAATGAGAAAGGTCGCTCGTTTGGCTGCGGTAGCAAAAAGCCACGGGAATGAAGCGGCTTCATCTTTGTTGGAAACGGCTAATGCTTTCCCTGCATCTGAACAGACGCCAACGGCCCGTGCTACTATCCTTGCCTCTTTGGCAGCGGGTGGACAACGTGAATTGGATCGTTTGAAGACAATGACGGAGTATGGTCAAGCTTCACGCGGCTATGGCATGAATATGCAGGATACAATCAATAAATTGCATCCGACTGCAAAATATAATGCTGAAAAACAAGCTATGGTTGATTTGATGGGTAATACGCAAGAGACGGATCCAATTGATCCGGATAATCCAGACGGTCCTAAGCGTCGTGAAAATGCCATCACTCGTTTGATAGATTTGTCTCATACTGATAAAAAGGATGAGGCTGTCAAACAAATCAATGATTATGTTTGGAAAAAATATCACGTTAAGAATTTTGCGCGTAATTTTGTGGAGTAACCAAAATGGCAGAATCTCTGTTTGGCGATTTGTTGCCACCAACAGATAAGACCGCTGCCGCGCAACCAGAGGCGGCTCCTTCATCAGGTGCAAAACCATCTGATGAATCGCTCTTTGGCGACTTATTAAGTAATCAACCCAAAAAACCCGTAGCAAAGGCAGCCGCTGAACCTCCGGTCAGTACGGCGGAGGATGTTGCCCGTTCCGCTGGTGCTGGCTTGGAACGTGGTACAGCGGCCCTTGCTGGCCTTCCCGGCGACATTGGCGCTGCGGCTCGTTGGAGCGGGGAAGAATTAGGTTACTATGGCAGAAAAGCTGGAGAAAACCTTGGCTTAACTGATCCGGGTGCAGCAGATACGTATTGGAAAAAGGTAGAAGCTGACCGCGCTTCTCCTGATCGTGACTATGTGGGCTATGTCCCGACAAGTGCCGCCACTACAAAAATGGCAGAGGAAAACCTTCCCGGCGCTGGTTACCAAGCAAAAACAACAACAGGTAAGTACGTCCAGTCGGCTGCGGAGGTTGCCCCTGCGGCGTTAACGGCTCTTGTCCCCGGATTGGAAGAACCTTTCGTTGCCGCTCTTGGCCGTGCGGGTATCGCTGGCGTCGGGTCCGAAGCCGCAGGTGAAGCTACCGCAGGAAGCAAGTATGAGCCATATGCACGTATGGCGGGGGCGCTTATCGCGCCTATGGCGGCAGAAAGATACGCTGCTCCGGGGTTAGGTTCTGCTTTATCTAAGGCGGGCCTATCGGATGAAAACATCCGTGACATGTATCTTGTTCCGCCATCTGACGTTACAACAAGCAAAATTGTGCAAGAGTTCCAACGGTTACAACGTACCGGGGAATATGCTGGCCTATCTTCAAATAAAATGCAGGAAATCAGAGAGGCTGAAATAGCGGCTGGCATTCCTGAAGACCAATCCCGTATTCGCCTTTATATGGCGCTGTCGGATTCTCCGTCTGATGTAATTAAAAAGTTCGTCAACAATACGTCGATGAATCGCGAAGATATCAATGAAGAAATCCGCAGATTGATGAGCGATCACAATCAGATTGCGGATGCCGTTGATCAAACGGCCAGCAGTTTGCTTGGTACGATGCATCAAGATTCTACGTTGACGGCGTTGAACCGTTGGCGGTCTGAGAACGGTATTCAAGATGAATTAACCGAAGTTCCTCCTACGCAAAATATCCCGCAATTTGCACGGGATGTTCGTGAAGGACTGTACGATAAGACGTTTGGTGAAGCATATCGCCAAAATCCTGCGGTAATGAGTAGTGCATTGGCCCGGACGTTGGAAGACCCAATGTCCCAAAGTTTTGCCCAAATGGCTCAGAATGCCGTAAATAGGCGGCGTAACCGGGAAGGTTTGGACCCGGTAAATTTCTTATCCAAGGATGAAGAAACAGGTCTTTGGAAGGTGGGTTCACAGACAGAAGACGGCGTTCTTAACAGCGCACCGTTAGAGTTCTGGGATAAATTGGCGCGTTATGCCGCCAAGCGTCCGGAAGAAAATGGCGTTGAATTGTCGAAAGACATTCAAGACGCGATGGACAAGTACTTCAAAAGCAAAAAGATGGATAATCCTCTTATTGCAGCCCGTGAAGCCTATGGCGATGTCCGTGAAGGCCCAACAGCCTTGGATCGTGGTTCAAGCTTTGTGCAGAACCTTAGCCCTGAAAAAAGGCCAGCAAGACGCGCTCTTGCGTTGAATGAGTTTGACCAAATGGGCGATACAGAAAAGGCTCTGTATCAAGCTGGAGCAATGCAGCAAGCCCATGCCATGATCCGCCAAGGTGATTGGGGTATTAAGCAATGGAATAAACTAATGAGCAATGCGGACAACCGCGCATTGGCTCAGGAAGTATTCAATTGGAAACCCGCTGAGAAATTGGCAGTGGAAGGGCCAGCCCGCAATTTTGAACGGCTCCAAAGTGCTTTGGATGTTGGCAAGGTAATGAAACAAGAAGATGTTTCAAAACTTTTGGCGAACAATAATTCCGTAAAAAGTTATTTGTCCAAACTTGGCTCACCTGCTGGCTTAGGCATTTTGGGTGTAGCACTCAGTGCGGCAGAACGCGCTTGGTTGTTTGGTACGCCTTTTGGCTATGTTACGATGGCGGCTGGCGGCGTTAATTACATTAAACAGTTAATGGCAGACCAACGCGCCCGTAAGTTCGTTAATATGCTTGCTACCCGTGATCCAAAGCAAATCATTGCTCTGACAAAAGAAATTGAATCTTCTCCTGTTGCCAAAACAAGCTGGCAAAAGGTTAAAAACCTTATGAATTTTGGAGAAAAAGCGACGCAGCAATTCTATCGTAGGGCTGCGTCAACCGCTCCGGCGTCTCAGATTGAAGTTAAGCCTTTCAAAAAGAAAAAGGGCCACAACACAGGTGGTCGCGTTGGCTATGGTCCGGGTGGAGAGATACCGCCAGCAGACCCACGCGCTGTTATCAAGCAATTGGTATCACACCGCGATACGTTAACGCCGGGTACGCCTGAGCATACGGACGTGGTCAACAAGATACGCCAGCATAGCCAAGCAATGGCACAGGCACGGCCACAGCCACAGGCTCCCGCAATGCCCGCCATGCGGACTCCTAAGATTGATGAGACCGGGATGTATAGCCCGTCTGTAAAGGCTATTCTGGATACTCATCAGGGCGATCCTACGCAGTTACAGAAACAATATTCTCCTGAGGATGCATTGCAGCGGGCTATCAAGGGCGGTGCAGATCGGTACGAGTTGTTCCATTCCAATTTAATGGAAGACAATGGTACGCCGGGAAAGCATTTACAGGGCGTAAATAACCTTAGCATGAGCCAGTTGGCGGATTTGCTGGAACAGCACTCTCCAAAGCCGCAGCCGCATGTTTATACGGGTAGTAATGCCGTTCATACACACATGACCAGTTATTGGCTCCCGCAAGATAATAAGGATCAATACGAGGTTGCGGTTAAAGCACCCGGTCGCGCTGGTGAGCCGGAAAAGAAAAAAGGCTTTATCCCGCCAATTCATTTGAAACAATCAGACAAAGATGTCGAATTGCTTGATCGGTTTGGCTATAATCATGGCTATGTATGGGACGAAAATGCTTCAACTGTCCCACATCAAAAAATTGAAGACCGTTTAAAAATGGAACAGCAGAATGTCGATGAAAAGGCAAATGCTCCTTATTATTTTTCAAACACGTCACATTACCCACAAGTGCCGGAAAACCGCGTTATGCACACCCGTGGGCAGGTGATTGAAAAAAAATACGTGCCTGAAGATATTAATTCTATCTTGAACGAAGATGAAACCCAGTCGGACTTCAATGCCCGTTACCGGGAAGATCAAACTTACGACAAAAGGCATGGAACGAAAGATCGCCATGTTTATGATCCGGATGAACATCGGAATCTGTATCATGCAGCCATTAAATCTGAAGAAGAATTAAAGAAAATTGACAAGGAATTGGCTGATGCCGAAGCATCCGGCATGCCTATTACCGAAGATTTAAGACAAAAACGCAGGATGCTTAACAATCAAGCCTACAATGATCGTCAAAAATACAGAGGCTATCGTTACGATGTAAAAAAATACCCTGAATTGCCATTTGGCGATGATGAAGACAAATATACCCGCTTGGCGAATAACTTGACGGTTAATCGGGCCATCAATGGCGGCCATGATGCCGTGTCTTGGACGCCTTGGCAGAACCAGATTGTTCGTAATCAACGCGGCATGCCTGTTTCCGGTTTCAACGTAGTTCCTATTAAAAATGAATTTGGTAGGAATTTAATAAGGATTTATGAAAAACCTTGGCCGGGCGCTGAAGACCAAACAAAACTTCATAATGATATTTTTGATGTCAATAACGAGGATTTTGAAAAAAATCTGGCGGCAAACTTTGGAAAGCATGCAGCCAAAGAGATGGTCAAACGTCTGGCCGCTAATCCAGATGGGTTTAACCTTGACTGGAAAGAAGAAGAACCAGTCAAACAAGGCGGTAAAGGCCCAAAAACCGTTTACCATCCTTTGTTCGTTGCAATCGGAGACAATGCAGCAGAACGGGAAAACAACGCCAGCAAGGCTGATAAGACCATTGAATATTACGGGAAAACCAAATCCCGTATCTATCGGTCCATGTTCCATGACCATGACCCGTCAATGGATATAGACAATGAGTTGTTTTATCATCCTGAAACCAGAAGCGGGTTAAAATTCCCGCATCCGGGCTTTAAAATGACGCCAAAATTTGTTGCCAGCGTTAAGGGCAAAGGCTTGCGTCGGTTTAAGCAAGGTGGTGAAGTAGAACGGCCACAACGGGCTACAGGCGGTCGTATTCCTGAGGTTGATAAGCTATTTAAAGCTGCCAAAAAGACGTTAGATGGTGAAACCAAGCCTATGCTGGAGATGCCTGACGATGCTATTGTGCATGCACTTAGGATTGCACAGGGGCGTGTCTAATGGACCCGTTTACGCTTATCGCTGGCGCTACCGCTATATATAACTCCATCAAGTCCGCCGTAGATGCCGGACAGGACATGATGGAGACTGCGGAAAAGGTAAGTAACCTTTTCAGCAAAGTCGGTCAGATTGTCACGATTGCGTCAACGCCTCGTAAAAAAAAATTGTTTCAATCCCAGTCGGAGTTTGAAGCCGAAGCGGTTAAGATTTATGCCGCCAAGGCAAAGGCTTTGGACATGCAGCTTCAGGTCAAGAACTTGTTTATTTCCCAATATGGGAAAGCCGCATGGGAAGGCATACAACGGCAGGTGATTGAAATGCGTAAAGAAGCAGCGCGTCAGGCGGCAGCGGAGTTAGCGGAACGTGAAGAGGCACGTAAGGACGCAATCATGGTTAGTAGTATTGTTGGCTTTCTTGTTCTCTGTATAGCCGCTATTGGCATCTATTTAATGTTAACGGTGAAGTGATGGACGAAAATCATTTTGATTTTGGGAAAATTATCAATATGGCTTTCCCAATTTTGGTGGCGGCCATTGGATGGTTGTTGTCACAAATAACAACACTTAACACTAAGGTACAAGACCTTGAAAGTAAGATGCCTATGCTGATAACGGCGCAAGGTGTTCCTACAGATAGTCCTATTTCGGCTGATGCACGGTATAAATTGCGGGATGAATTAACCAAAGAAATTAACGATATTTCGGTTCGTGTTCGTATTCTGGAAAAAATCACGGAAGGTAAATAATGGACATCCTTAAAACTTTTGGCCCGTTGATCGGGTCTGTTGCTCCTACCATCGCTACCGCTCTGGGCGGACCTATTGCGGGCATGGCGGTTAAAGCTGTATCAAATGCCCTCTTCGGCCATGAGAATGGCACTGAAGACGATATCATGTCGGCTCTTGCCAATCCTACTGGCGACCAGTTGGCGCAGCTTAAAAAGATTGACGCCGATTTTAAAATCCAAATGAAATCTTTGGACATTGATCTGGAAAAGATATCGGAAGAAGACCGTGATTCGGCTCGTCAAATGCAAATTGCAACGCGGGATTGGATTCCCCGTGTATTGGCGGTTGGCGTCACGCTGGGCTTCTTTGGCATCATTGCGTACATTCTTCACTTCGGTCTACCCGCCACGGGTGGTGAGGCTCTCTTGATGCTTATTGGTACTCTTGGAACCGCTTGGACCAGTGTCATGGGATTTTATTTTGGTTCGTCTGCCGGGTCCAAGCAAAAGACGGATGCTTTAACTGCTTCTTTGGGGAAATAAAATGGCTGCTGAGAACTTTGAACAATGCCTTGCTTTGATTCTGAAAGAAGAAGGAGGGTACGTTAACAACCCTCACGATCCCGGCGGTCGTACAAACCACGGCGTTACTCAGGCAGTATGGGAAGTGTTTATCGGTAAAGAAGTTACCGAAGAGGATATGCAGAATCTTACGATTCAAGACGTTGCACCCCTTTACCACTCCCAATATTGGGATAAAATCAGAGGAGACGACCTACCGGATGGCGTAGACTACGCTGTATTCGATATGGCGGTTAATTCCGGTGTTTCCCGTGCAGCGAAAACCTTGCAGCAGGTACTTGGTGTTACTCCCGTCGACGGACAAATCGGCCCCGCCACGATATCTGCTTGTGAAGAGGCAAACATACGTGAAGTTGCTACAAAAGTATGCGAAGCAAGGTTAGCATTCCTTCAAGGACTGCCTACGTGGAGTAATTTTGGAAAAGGTTGGGGCGCACGGGTTTCAAGGGTTGAAACTATTGCGTTTCGTATGGTAGCTTAGGAATCGGCCCACTTGGAGGGCCGTTCCTTCTTGACTTGGGCCAGTCACTCCGTGGGGGCAGTGACTGGCTCTTTTTCTATTGCAATGCTGTATTCGCAACTCATCACAGACGGAAGGTTAATTCCCGTCTTCTTGTACATCCGTTCGCTATTGACCCACCCCAAATCACGTAGACCCGTCAAACAACGCACTGTTGTCCCCCTTGGCGTTCCGGTTAATTTGGCGATCTCATCAATCGTGGCGGTAAAGGTGGACAAGCCATATGCATCTATCAACCGCAGCATAAATACCTGCTCACGCGGTTTAGCATTGACGGTCCAGATCACCTTTTGGATCGGTGTTAATTCCTGTGTCATTGACTGTCCCATAAGATACGTTTGGAATCCTTGGCCTTCCCATTGTTGGGTTGGATTGTGATCTGATTTGGGTATTGGGCCATGTCCAAATCTCCCCGCTGTTGTCCTGAATGCATACCCACATCAGGTGATGCTCCTCCCCGTAATCTATGAGGAAGTGCGCCAAAGCTGGCCCCTTGGGAGTCAGCAATGGCAAGGTTGGGTTCAACTGGATGATCAATTGACTTGATCCTTTCCGGTGGTCAGGAGGTGCTTAATATAGTCTTGGGTGATGCCCTTGACCTTCCTGAACGTGGTATCAAGATCGCTGGTGTCCAGAACTTCACGGTTCATCATGCAGATGATCAGCATGAGAGCGATGCTATGCACGATGATAACATCGGACATATTTTTAAATTCCGGATTTTCCGCAGCCATCTTGGCGGCAGATTCATTGATGTTCATTGACAACTGATCCGCCAGTGGGAAAGCGTGGTCAAAGATGTTGCCCAATGGGCTATCGGTTGGCTCTGGTGGTGGGCCGTCTGTAAGAATAAATGCCATTTTACTTCTCCCTTAAAACTACAGTTCCATCTAATTTGCGTTTGAATTTGGATTTTTTACCAAAAGGTAGCGGCGTCCGAGATACGTTAACTCCAAGGTGACGTGCTTCGCGCCTCTTAGCCTTTGCAATTTTACCCACGTCATCAGTCGTTTTTGTTCGATGGCATTTGATATGCGATGGACGCCAATTGCTCTCGTCATCCGCCCCGCCCATCGCAAAAGGAATAACATGTTCAATTTGCCAAGCTTCTCCAATTCCAATTTTACCACTGCATATGTGGCATTTTCCTTGATGATCTGTAAAAATTTTAAGTCGTTGTTTGGCACTTATAGTTTTCCTTCTTTTTTCCATCGGACGCCTCTTTGAAAATTTTCTTTTTGCGTTACAATTTCCAAATGGTTTGGGTTGCAACAACACCGAACGCGACATTTATGGTCCAAGACTTTATCCTTTGGTATTTCCCCTACATACGTTTGATAACTTAAACGATGTGCATGGAAATTTTTTTTCCCAATTGTTAAAGACCCATATCCATTTTTTTTAATATGACCCAACCATAACCAACATCCAGAATTAGGCTCCGGAATATATCTTGATTGAATTTTATCAATAACCGCCTTATTCCTCCTTTTCATTCTTTGAAAATTAGAAAAAACGGCATTTTCTTTTATCCAACGCGATACAGTTGAACGTGGTTTTCCCGTTATTTTGCAAATTTCTGCTTGGGATTTGCCTTGTTCAAAAAGATTTTGAATATGATGTTTCATGTTTACCTCTAACTAATGCGTAACACATTAATTAGAGGGGTTCAACATCCCATTACCACGGCAAATCTGAATCCAACGCTTCTTTAACAGACGTTTTCTTTTCAGGCGTTCCATAAGCCTCATCAACAGCATTGTTGGGCTTACGCTGCACCCACGCAGGGGCTGTCTTTGGCTTGGACTCTTCACCCATACGGCCTGACAGAAACGATGTGCCGCTTCTGGCGGACGTTTTATTCCATAGGGCTATGTCGTAATCTTTGCCGTCAAGGGTGATTTTACCCCGCCAATCAGGCTGGTTATCTTTGGTCTTCTTGTCGTTTGGAAACAGTGAAATATCACCGTGCTTGCTTTCCCATGCCATATTTCTCACTCCATAAATCAGTCAGGCGGAAGCCCAACATTTTTTCAACTTCAACGATTAATTCTTCTGTATTCAATCCCGGAATCACTTCTGCCACGATAACATCTAATGCGGCGTTAAAGAATTTCCGGAACTCTTCTTGTCCCATTGCGTTAAAGCTGATGGACTGAGGCGTCCACCAAACTTGCTCGTCATGGAAATGCACCTGCTCCACATACCCAAGGCGGATTTTTAACCATAGAAGCAGTTGCTCCGCCCGTTGATAGGTATCGTGGTTTTCACAAATCTTGTTCAGGAACGCCCAAAAAAATCTGTGCTGTTTGGTGCTGCGGATACGTGAAACAGTTACCGATAAGTCTTTCCCTTCTGGGAACTGTTCTAACGCTTCCTCATCTACTAAGGCGCAAGGTTCAAGCTTGTTGCCCCTCTTACGGACATAGATGACCTCTGGCATATCATTGGCTCAGTTCTGCCTTCTTGGCCTTGTAAGCCTCCTGCAACGCAGAGCGATGGGCAGGAATCATCATGCCGATTGACTCTTTGTTTTCGATTGCCCACTTGGTCAAGTCAATATCATTTAAACACATTTCCATTGCGCTGATGGAGATGCCCAAGAACTTCTCACTGTCGTCAGGCTTCATGCCGGGTTCCATCTGCTTGGCAGGAGCCTTTGTAGACTTTACAGGCTTGGTTTCCGCAGCCTGTGCAGCGTTGCCGTCATCATCATCCTCACCTGCCACACCAACCATGCCAAACAGGGCGTAGCGGCGGGCGTAGGTCATAGCTGAACCCATTTCCTGTGGCTTACCAAAGCCGCCTACAGGGTATTCAGATTCAATCCACTGGCCCGACTTATGAACAATGCGGGTGTTAAGAATGATTATGCCGTCAACCACGGATGTACCTTGAATGAAGGATAGATCATGCTTGGAATAGCACTCACGGATGGTATCCAAACCGTCAGACAAATCCACATAAGCTGATTTGAAATGCGGGTTGATCTTGTTCTTAGGCGGGTTTTTCAAAGCGCCCTGTGCCTTTACCAACGCTGTTGACAAGGCATCAATTTGTTCACTGGTCTTCATTTTATTCCCCCTTCATACGAAGCGCACCGCGCTTGTCACGTTTAAAACTAATCCCATAACCACTGGCTTCAATTACATCTTCCTCCACCATAGCCTTCAAGCCACTGGCGGCTTCGTCGTATAGTTTCTTGCCAATGGAGTTTAACTTCAACTGTGCCGCCAAATTGGCCCATGTGTTGTTGCCTGTGAAATCGACCTTACGGACGGCGTCAATAGGCGATCTGACATGGACTGTTACGGGCGGCGTACCATTCTTGACACAATCCCAGAACTTGGCCTCTGCGCCCACCAAAATGTCGGCGTAAAGATCGTCCAGAGAAACTTCAAACTTCTCATATTTATGGTTGCCGAAGAACACCGACAAGACGGCCTTCTTGACCCCACAGACCAACATATTGTGGGTCAGTTGTGGGTAGTACCTATCCAGTATTTCATCCTCTTTGGAGAAGGCTGAGACGTGCTTGGCTTCAAATACGGTTTCGCCGCCATCGGTCAATCCATCAAGAGTACAACCCATAAAAGAATGAACAGCAGAAGACCGCTGTGTGCCATTGTCGGTAACCTTTCGTCCTGTCTGCTTTTCAAACCATTGGATATTAAATGGTTCAGTAAACACGCCCATCTGGACAGGGAGAACGTCGTTAAGATCAACGTCTTCCTCTTGGCCGGACTTTACTTTCCATAGTTTCAGGAGGCGTTCGTTATCGCCGCCCATGATCGTGTTTGCGTCTGATCCGCCCAAAAGTGTGGCGCGGAACGCTTTCTGTTCTGCTGTAAGTGTCATTGCAACCCCCGTTGTAGAATTTGGTTATTTCACTACTTCTCATATCTGTCAACTACTGAATTATAGTTTGACGAATTCTCCTATTCCTATTGGCGCGGCGTATTTTTCTTCCTTATCTCCCCTTTCTTTGTCTGGGATTTCTTTAATAATCCATCGATCTCTTGTGCTGTATTTCACCATGAACGCATGGGTCATGTTTCTATTCACACAAAAATAAGCGAACGGTTTCAGGCGGTCTGCTTGCGTCTTACCCGCCACCAAAATGTCAGGCCAACCAAAGTCATCTGCCGAAGTGAAATCCTTTTGCATGTGCTTCACTTCAATAATGAACTCAGTCCCTTTTTCGGTACGAGCGATAATATCGCCCTCATCCCTGTAATCCATAGACTGGGCAACACTATTGGCTAATACCATCCGTGGGATCGTCACAGTCAGTTTTATTTCACGGTGAATGTATTCCGCCACCCTGAAGATAGCGGGGCGTGATCCTGCAAACCGTCTGGAAAATACGGACCATTCACGCTCGCTTTGACTCATAATCCCGTCTCCTTGGATGGCTTGGTACTGTGTATAATTTGAAGTGATGGTCACACCACGATTCCCCTTCAACCGTTTTGTGGGCGCAATACTTCGTTTCTAATCCTTTGACCGGACCCATAATCGCTTTGCATTCGTAACTGCCTAATTGCAGCAGCGTTTTATTCTTGGGTTCGAATCCTTCTTCAACAGTATCAAAAAAGTTTACTTGTTGGTCAACCTCTATTTTCTTTTCCGCAATTATTTTTTTAATCGCGGCGACACGCGTCTTGTGCGGCGATTTATTTGGCGATTTAAAATTAGGCGGTGTTTTTCCGGCATCCTTTCTTTTTGCCATCAAAACAATATTTTGTCGGGCGCATAGGCCAATCACAGAATTTCTGCTACGTCCCGGAAATTGTTGAGCAATTTGCCTTGCGGCTAATCCCTTCTCCGCCAATTTCTTTACTATCTTAATTTCTTCCCACGTCCATTTACGCACAGCAAAAGAATATTCCATTTTTAAATTCCCCCTTCAGTTGGTAGTTGACAGCATGCATATTCGCAACTATGTTGTCAACTATCGGTTTAACAGAGGTAAGCATGACGCATTTAATTGCAAAGCGCGTAATAACGAAATTGGGAGGGCCACGAGCAGTGGCGGGGATGCTCGTTATGTCCACGCAAGCGGTATACAAGTGGATGTGGCCTATGGACAAAGGCGGGACGGGTGGACTGATACCGTCCCGCCGCCAGATAGAATTGATGGTTGCCGCCAAGCAGCGCGGTATCATTTTGACCAAGGATGACTTTTTCCCGAAGGATGCACCTAATGCCAGTGAAATACAAAGTAGTACCGCAGATTGAACGAACCATTGACGGGATCATCTTTGATTCCAAACGGGAAGCTGCACGGTACGCTCAGTTGAAATTGGCGGAAAAGGCAGGGTTCGTTAAGGATTTGGTTTTGCAGCCGGAATATCCGGTTCAGATCAATGGGAAGCACTATTGCACGTACACTCCGGATTTTATTTACACGGAGGCTGAAACGGGCAAGGTGATCATTGAAGAGGTTAAATCTACGGGTACGATGAAAGACCCTGCGTATCGGTTGCGTAAAAAGGCCGCCGAATTGTACCACGGGATAGAGATTACTGTTTTTATAATGGGTTGGAAGCCAAAACGCTTGACTAAGAAGTGGCCCGGCCCTAAGAAGAAAACGGCCCCGGAGTGATTCCGGAGCCGTTGAATAAGGTTCGGGGTTGCCGCCCCTAATCTGAGAACTGGGTTGCAGAGTTCCCGACTGACGCTCTTTTACGTCATCGACCTCTGCGTTGCAAGAGGTTGTATGCGTTATGTCTCATTTGGCTACATGTTGGGCTTTCCAGCAAACAGGTATTTCATCGACCGCCAAATTGGTCTTGATATTCCTTGCTGACTTTCACAACCACGAAACAGATTTGTGCTTTCCGTCCCGCGCCTCCTTGGCTGAGAAGTGCTGCTGCGACGAAAGGACTATTACGCGTTCCGTACAAGAACTGGCTCTGGCAGGTTTGATCTCATACGAAAGTCGCATAGGAACCGCCGGACGTAAGACATCCAATACTTACAGCCTACTTATGACCAAGGGACAATCTGTCCCTACACCTAGGGACAATCTGTCCGGACATGAACTAGGAATAAATAAACATACAATTCCTACGGAATTGGACGATCCAGTACTTTCCATATTTGCGAATCACGAAGAGCCGCCAGAAAGCAACAATAAGACTTTTTGGGACGAGGCGGTGGGAATGCTCATGGGGATGGGCGTGGCAGATGTTACGTCCCGCACTTTTGTGGGGAGATGCCTGAAGCTTGCCAATGGCGATCAGGCGGAAATACTCAGGGTTCTTGAAACTGCCGTGGCAAACGGAGTGCGTGATCCAATCCCGTATCTGTCCGCTGCCCTTGGCGGCAAAAAGAAGAAGGAAAAGGTAGTCAAAAACAAGCAGATTGCGGATGCGTTTGCAGAACTGGAGGCAGCAAGTGAGCGGAGAAAGGCCCAGTGGGCAGAAGAACTTGGGGAAGATTACACCGGAGGCGGCGGTAACGAAAATCATGCAGTGTTACAGCCTGACGCACATAGCGAACCCCCAGTTATTTTTACGAAGCGCAGCGGAGGCACTGGAAAAGTTTCCTCCAGACGTATTGCGGAAGTTGTCAGACCCATCGACGGGCATCTTGGCAAAGGCGAAATTCCCACCGACGATAGCCGACTTGGTGGGTGAGGCAACAAGACTTAGTCGGCGTGGGAGCAAGAACTTTGTGTGAAACATGGCGATAAATTTATCGGCGGTACGAGAAATATTAGAGGATAGTCTGTATAGCGGCCCGTCTTTGTTGGACAGGCTAAGTGAAACAACGGGGAAAAAGAAAATGGATGGTAACTTTAAAATGGTATTTGAACACACCACTCCGGGGGGTGGTGTCGGCGAAGAACATGTAGTTCGTATTGAAGCGGATGAAGATGATATGGAACCAGTCAAAATTATTCAAACGCATGGTTCTACGAAGAAATGTATAAAACTTTCTAAGAAAGAAGCGAAAATGCTTTGGAGAGTTTTTCGTAACTTAGACAACACATATGACTTTTTTGACAACTTTTAAGGAGAGAAAAAATGAGCGTACATAACGAAAAGACAGACGGCCAGTTCAAGACCACAGCGAACTTTGCACAGACCCTGAAAGATGATTTCCGGACGGGTAATAACTGGAATAAGATCAACGATATGCAGAAAGAGGCCTTGGATGCTATCGCTGTTAAGTTGGCGCGTATCCTGTCGGGTGATGCGGGGTTCAGGGATCATTGGGTAGACATTGCAGAAGCAGCCAATCTGGCGGCTTCTAATGCATCACCAAGCATGCCTCAGGTAACGGCTGATTTAAGCACAGCACTTGGGTTACCTGCATGAAGGAAATCATTTTAAGCAATGGGTTAGTAATCAAATTAAATAGCGACGAGTGTAAAACCGCCGAAGAAATGATGGTTGCGTTGGAAGATTACGCCAAAGGTAAACATCATGTTGAACTTCAGCGGCTGATGGAAAGGTTTGAATGGCATCCTATTGAAGTCGCGCCAAAAAATGGCACGGTGGTATTGGGGTATAATGAAAAACGAAAACATTTCTATCTCGTCAAATGGGGTAAATGGGACAAGAAAGATGCGTGGATTTGTAATTCCAAAGGGTCAAAAATAAAGGTGACGCATTGGATGCCAATACCGGAGTTTAAGCTATGACAAACAAGAAAGGATGGTTGGGGCCATATGCCCCAACTGACCGCCATGCGGATCAAACGACTTTGCAGGAGTTGGTGAGGCTTCGCAAAGTAAATGAAAAATATCGTTGGCAACCAATAGACACAGCGCCGAAGGACCGCCCGATTTTGGTGTACGGCAATAAGGAAAAAGGTGATCAGGCGGAGTTTGGTCAACGGATTGCGGTGGCGGTGTATCATAGTGAAATGCACTACACATATGGCGACAGGCCGATGTTTGTTTATGCACCTCACCGTGTTGAGGGTGATGGGCCGGAACGTTGTATCTGCCCGTCTCATTGGATGGAATTGCCGGAGCCGCCAAAATGATCCACTTCCTTGGCGGTATGCAGTCTATCACAACAACTTATTTGGTGTGGTCACGTTACAAGACCGCCAGTATGCCTGATTGGGAATGGGTAAATGATTTGCCTGATGGTGTATCTCAGGTGGCGCATTGGGTTATTAAGAGGATAACGAAATGATAACACGTCGTGGAATCCTTCAGGGATTGGTTTCATTTGTGGCTGCTCCAACTGTTATCCGTATAGCGGACATTATGCCCGTTTGTTCGTTTATTGAGGCGGAGCCAACAAAAGTTATTATTCCAACAGGAAGCAAAATTAATCTTTCCCAAATTCAAGAACTTTTGTTGCCGGGGTTAAAAAAAATACAAATGGATTATTTTCCAATGCCAGAAGAATATCAGCATATGTTTATGGAGCCGCCAAAATGAGACAATGGATAGTCCGCCATGAGCGGGACGGCGACAACATATCTGCGCTGTGGGAGAGCGACAACGGCGACAGGTGGTATGTGCAGGTCGTTATTAACGGGGAGGTGCAGTGGTGATGGAAGAATGGCTTAGAACAACAGGATATGGTGATTATTTGCCAATTTTGTTTTACATTATATTTGGCATTGGTCCGCTAATCGCGTTTGCAATAGGTTTATACAAACAAACAAAAGAT